GTACTGAATGTTCCGTAAGAAGCAATGATGATTGCGTTTGATTCCTTCTCCGTGATGGCACGGATACTCTCTCTGGTATCGGCATCTGTTCCTCCAAATACAAAAAATACCTGACGACCCTTTGCAACTTTATTGCTGACCATATCATACAGCACTTTACCATGTTTTTCAACAAAGCTAAACAGGACTAATGTGTTTCCTTCTAACGATAATGTTAGGTTAGATATAAAGTTGTTACGTTTATCATTCTGTGTAAGAAAGTCCATCTCTTCATGGAACTTATCTTCTTTATGAGCTTTCTTTGTAAGCTCACTATACTTCAATACAAGTATCTTAATCTTGAGGTCTGCTAGTGTGTTACCTTCAATAAGCTGCTTGGTCTTTACGAAAGACTTGACCGTGCCAAACAAACCTTCTAACACTAACTTGTGCGTCTCTGTACCATCTAATGTACCTGTAAATCCAAACCGGTACTTGCAATCGCTTAACCTCGTCATAATGGTAGTGAGAGACTTTGCTTTGAATAGATGAGCTTCGTCACCAATTACTACATTAAACTGATCAAACCATTTCTTTGGCATCTTATAAATTGACTGCCAGGTAGTTATGGTTATGTCCTCGTCAATAAACTCTTTATCGACTCCGGCACTTATCAGCTTACACTCTTTCTTGTAGCCATAGTCCTTAAAGTCACTATACATCTGACGAACTAGAGATACTGTTGGTACTACAATCAAAGTCTTTTCATTATAGAACCTTGATAGTAGATATATGATTAGAGACTTACCAGATCCAGTAGGTGACAAGATCATTGATCTGTTGTTACGGATACAGTGTGTAAATGCTTCTAGTTGATACTTACGTGGTTCAAATGGAAGATTAATTTCATTAGAGTACTCGACCGCTTCTTGAAATGAGAACTCTTCTTGCAGTTCTAGATGTGAGTCGAATTCTAAATCATAGTCTCTCTCATCACAAAAGCTCTTTAGATAAGGTAACAGTCCAACATACAATCCGTTGTTACGATTATTAAACAGTCTTATACGACCATCCCATTGCCTACGCTTAAACGCTGGCATAAACTTATACCCAGGTGCAAAGAATGAAAAGAACTCATTCAGCTCCTGTGCAATACCCTGGTTACAGTTGACCTTCAAGAAGGTCTCATTCACTTTCTCAATTACTAACAATTCTCTATACGCCGAACTGGGTGAGTTTCCTCCAGTTGATCGCTGCATTAATATGGAAGCCTCTATTGTTTATACTTTTCATAATATCTTCCAATAACGAAACAACTTGCTCTTGATACACCATACGGGTAACAAGATCAACCATCTCCTGATCGCCTTCAATGTACTGAGACACGTCTGCCTTGAGAACATGCTTCTCCCAAGGGTCGCGTCCAATTTGTTTTAGGTCTTCAGGATTATTCAATTCACCACGATAATATTCACTCAGCACTTTGTTGAGCGACTTATATTGAATCTTGTATTTTTTGAGTTTGAGCTTCTGCTCATAGAATAGCTTTAGGTATTTACCATGCAGTACAGGTACGTTTAATGACTCTGTATCCAGATCAACATCATCTATCTTGGCATCTTGCTGCCACATCTCAATAATCTGTTCGATCTTCAAGGTTTGTATCCTATAACGTGTAGATGTCTGCTTGTGATTGGCTCTACACTTTTTATGTTGATAAAGCTGTGATCATCATACAACTTTGTTAAAGTCTGTTTGTCATAACCACTTTTGTGTACTGGCCACGTGTCTTCAAACTGATCATTCTGCCATCCCCATAGACCAGCTTTGGCTTGCTGCAACTCTCTGGGTGTACTTCTTCTTTTCCACTGTTCAATGTGGAAAGTTATGTTAGGGACAATCATCTCACATATTCCACCAGATATCAACAGTCTATACCACATAGAAAGGACGTATTCACCTTGTTCGAATGTTAGGTGTTCAAAAAAATGTCTGGAGAAAATGTGCTCGACCGTTTCATCTTCTACGTGATGGTCGAGTTCCCATGCTGTACAAACAAAGTCTACACCAGGTACATCTCTAATATCATTTGTCAGAAAGCCTTTCTTGGTAGGGTTAGTACCACAGCCAACTTCTATCTTCATAATTAAATCTTTTCAATTGTATATAATCTGTACCTAAAAGTAACTGTAGCTCTGAGATATTCAACATCGGTCAGTGTACTATCAAATGACAAATCAGACAACGATATAGGAAACATATCTTCAAACACTACTTTTACGTTTGAGTTCTGATGACTAGACAGTACCATTAAGGTACCATCACTAAACACTTTAGTAGCATCTGATTGTGCTGATACAGTAGATGATGTTCTGAGCAAAGTAGAGTATTGCTCAAACGATTCTGGGAAGCCAAGTCCCCTTAACCATTCGTAGATTTCAAGATAGTTAGACATATCTTCGTCTACTAGGAAAGTAATGTCAAGTGGTTCAAATGACAACTTGGTGCCTGGGGTAGGCAACTTGACAAACGGATCCTCTAAGTCGAACTGACCAAGAGACAAGGTAGGCAACCGTACGTTTTGTACAAAGTAGTTTGTATTAGGAGTACGATTAAGTACAAACCTAAAACCTAACGGTGATAGGTAACTTTTGTTACTTGGTTGATTATCCATTACAGCCATATCGTCCTCCTACATTATTTATCCAGACAAAAAAAACGGGAGCCGAAGCTCCCGTCCAAAATCGCCCTTACGGGTCTTTTTATTACATCAGGTTCGTTACTGAAACAAGGCGGTAGTATACGTTCTTGTTGTTGAAGCTGATTGTACCATTGCCGGCAGTAGCGCCTTCTGCAAATGGGTTAGCAACCATGCCGTAACGAGTCTTGAAGCCAATCTTAGGCTGGAAGGTGTCCTCACCAACCGCACGTACCATTTGCAGAGGTACATATGGGCAGTAGAAGATACCAGCATCAAAGGCGCTAGAGCCCTTGTAGCCAAGAGTGTAGTACTGGTTACCAGCTGAAGAGCTGAAGTATGGATCGATGTAAACACGGATCCGACCATTCAGTACACCAGCGAAGGTGTTACCAGTGTCATCTACGTTCAAGTTAGCAGACAGTGCAGGAGTGTAATCCAGAACGCCAGCCATCTGAAGAGCAGAAGCTACGTCAGAAGAGCAGATCAGGATATTACCCTTACCGCGACGAGTGTCTTTGGCAATTTGGTTAGCGTCACGCTCGATCTGGAAGATCAGACCCTTGAAGCGCTCTACAGACCAACGACCGTTTGAATCGACGTCCAGGTTGAAAGTACCGGCCGAAGCAACGTTCTGCTGAGCACCAGCTGTAGCAGTGTAGTTGATCGTTCGGACAACTTCACGGTTGATTTCAGCCAGGATCTCAGCTGACAGGATGTTAGAAAGCTCAGTCTCAGCGTCGAGGCCGTGGATAGCTTTCAGGTCCTGAGCAAGTTCCATCGTGTACTCAGCTTTCAGAGCACGTGAAACAGCCGTTACTGCAACTTTCTCGATTGAGAAGGCCATCTCGTTGAAAGCGTTGGCAGCGCCATCACCCAGGGCTTCAGCAGCCGTGGTGGACATACCAGTTTCAACAGAGTAGGTGTTACCTACTGCACGAGTAGTTGGATCAGTACCAGCCTGACCTACACCTGGGTTACCTTCACCGTCGATAACAGCTTTAGAAGCGTTGTTACCAGAAGCAGATGCAGAGAACGAAGAATCAGCTTCGTTGTACAGAGCTTCGGCGCCAGCCTGGCCAGAGTAACGTGCGCGCATTGCAAAGATTAGTCCAGTAGGACCAGTCATTGGCTGTACGCCACATACGTCATAAGCGATCAGGTTTGGCATTGATCGTCGTACCAATGAAATCAGTACTGGATCAAAAAGGTCTACGTTACCTGCAGGTGAGGTGCTAGGTGCGGAGGAACCACCCATTGCGTTGGTAGGCGAAGCCTCACCCAACAGCGATGGCATTTGGTATCCACCTGAACCCATTGCTTGCTCACGAGCAGAGCGTTCTTGGTTTTCCAGAAGTTGAGCAGTTACAGCACGACGATGTGCATCCTTGATATCGCCAAGGTCACCGTGATCGAGTACTGGCTGCCACTTCTCGATAAGTTGTTCAGATAACATGATAGTCTCCTCTTATCTATCTAGAGTTATTTATAATATTACTTCTTTATGGACCTAGAAATGGCATTTACGTATTGGGCCATCTCGGATGGTACAGCCTTTTCAGACGTCTCCTCCAAGAGAGGCTCATCGTCGTCCAACTCATATGATGAAGTTACATCATCACTTTTGCCAAAATAACTTTCCTTAATAACACCGAGTTTCTTAACGAAAGTTTCTTCATCGCTAAAGTCAATACCTTCTGCTAAGGTTTCGAATTTAGCCTTTTGAGTATCGGTAAGACCATTGCTTACAGACTCAATCAGCTGATCCCTGTTGTAACCTTCTACAACGGTTCGAAGCTCAACGTTCTTTTCGATTTGCTCGTTCAACTTGGACTCCAATTCTTCAGCCCGAGCTGCAAGCTCCTCTACTACGTCTACCTTCTCATCAGGGATTTCTACATAATGATCCTCGAACAGACCCTTGAGGCCTTTCAAGAAATCTTCAACCATCTCAGCCTTGAGACCTTGTTCTACAGCAAGACGGTTCTCTTCCATCCACTGCTCAACAACGTAATCAAGATACTGATCAAGGTTTTCACTCATCTCTTTCTGAAGAGTTTCTACTTCTTCAGCAAGCTCAGCTTCGAAGTTAGTTGAAATCTTCTCAAGCTGCTCGTTAACCTTAGCTACAACAGCTGCTTCAAAAATAGTAACAGCCTTCTCTTTGAATTCCTCGTTGAGATCATCAGCACCTTCGAACATAGCAGTTACGTCCTCAAGTACTGAAACATCTTCAGCGGTAATCTTAGGAAGATCGCGGACGCTATGAACTTCTTCAATAGCTTCGTCTTCGATTTCGACATCTTCCTTTGTAAGACCTTTTAACATGCCGCCATAAGCTGCTTTGAGTTGCTTTGTAGGCATCTCGTTCATCTTAGACATCATGGCGTTGATCATACCAGCCTTTGTGCCTGGTACTTTGACAGCAGTAGGAGAATCTTGTGGATCATCCTCTACTTTCTTGTCGCCCTTACGTGGCTTTGCTTTTGTTGACGTAGGTTCAGGTACTTCTGAAGGATCGCCCATTGACGCTTTAAACTCGTCAAGCTGCTCCTCTTGAGTCTCCTGAAGCTCCACTTCTTGAATATCTTGTTCAGACATTTTTATAACTCCTTTGAGTGGTCTAATGTTATTTATAAAAATTATAGCTTAGACAGAAAGTCTGACCAAACCTTTAGCTTGGTTTCTGTCAAATCTTTGGAAGGAGCTTCCTCGATTGCTTCTTTATAATCGTTGATGGTCGCTTCTCTGATAACTCCGTTATCCCATACCCATTCTTTACCTTCCATGATACCTTCTACGAAAGCATCTGGTGCAGATGGATCGGCAACAATGTCAGCTGCAGTTGCAAGATAGAAATCATTCTGTACTTCTGCTGCTCCATTCTTGTTTTTAAGCGATCCCATACCACGAGACGAAACACCCAAGCTAGCTCCTTCATCCATCAAGTTTTTCACAATTTGACCCATAGGAGTCTCTGTCATGATCTTGGCCTTACCGATAAAGTTATCACCGTCTCTAGTAAGTTCTTTGATCATATGGCTGACGCGATCAAGATTGATTGTTGGACTAGTTGGATGTCCAAGTTCGCCATATGCTCGATTCTTTTGTACGTTCTCTGTAACGTACCTGTTTACCTCTCTATCAAGAACCTCAGCTGGATATACTCGTCCATTGCGGTTCTTAATATTTGCTTGCATAAAAGGACCGCGAATAAAGTAGTCCTTTTTACCGTCTTCTCTTGCTTCCGCAATATACTCGACGGACTCGTTAATCTCTGTGATTAGCTTCATGCTCATTCTCCAGATACCTTGTGCAGCTGAACAATGATGTAACCGTTACCGCCACTAAGAGCTACGTTACAATTGGCAGTAAGCTGAGCGTCTGTTTCAAGGCGAAGGCCCTGATAATCCTGACCCCCGGAACCAGTTAGTACCGCTACAATATCACTTCCGCGGGTAACTGTCCAACGGTTGGTACTATCTACTGCCCAAACAATTTGAGAGATTGACATTGAATTAACAGTCTCTCCTGCAGTCGCAGCGGTTACAAGATTAAGCGTATCAGCACCAGTAGCTCTAAGAACTACGTAGCCGCCTGGCTTATTTTGATTAGTTGTTATAGGCATTGTAAATCCTTATGCGTTCTGCATAGCGAAATCAACCATCGTCATAAATGATGATTCGCCTTTTTCTAAACTGTCTCTGAACTTCTTAGCGTTAGCTGGCTTCAGAGCATCATGAACTGACAGTACTTTATTAGCAGTAACCGCATCGACCTTTAAAGTTTGGTTGTTCTTAAACTTTACAGATTCTGGGCGCTTACTGCTTTTGATCTTTTTTAGAGTATCGACGACCCCCTCGTCAAGCACTGTTCGGAAGTCGCTAAACTTCTTGCTCTCTTTGATCTTCGAAGAACCTTGCATTACAGGAGTCTTTTCTCCACCCCTGCTATACTGCTTTGGCTCTTTATACTCAGAACCACCAGGCTGCGTTTCAGATGTGCCTTGCTTAATAGGCTGACTTTCACCACCAGCATGCTTCTTGCCACCTACATGCTCATCTGGATTGCCAACGATGTTACCAGTAAACTGATGATCAAAGGCAACTGGATGACCAGTCTTAGTGACGTTATGCATATTGGCAAAGTCTTCTTCGCCTTTTGACCGAGGCTTATACTTCTTTACCTCATCGTCCTCTTCCTTGTTTGGTTGATAATCCTGAGCTGGACTATCTTCAAACAGGTCTTTAAACTTCTTCATCAGAAGTCTCCTCTGGTTGTTCTAATTCCTGGTCTTCGCTATCGAGTTCTGCATCAACCTCTTCAGGTTCCTCTTCGGCAAAAATAGACTGCCCTACTGCATACTTCTCGTTATCGATTCTACCTTTAAGGCGATCCATTAATAGATCACTCACAGTAGAACTAAATTGATCATATTGTTTAGCCGCAAGCTGATCAATTGCGTCCTTTACTTCTGACATAATATACTCCTTGATTGATAGTATTTATAAAAACAAAACACCTTAGCCTTGCAAAGCTGAGGTGGGTGGTGTGAAGTTTGCTGTGTATCGTGCTAGGCCTTTGGTGATTCGGATGTCCGACATATATCCATCCCAGTAAAAATTACCTCTACCATCATTTCCGAAACCAATACGCAGAGGATCTGTGTTGTAAGCGTCAAAGGATAGAGAGCTTGTTATGTCACTACCTATTTGAGTACCGTCAACAAAACCTCTAAGAGTCGTCCCACTTCTCGTAATAGCGAGATGATGCCAACTACCTGCGCTAGTCGAAATACTACCGAACGTATAACTCGTATGAGTACCATCAAACCTCTCGAACATTAAATTAGGACTATCTATTCTTACAGCCCACCCACAATACTTAGAGCCGACTCCGTTCACACCTTGCCCTAGTTGGATGGGTCTGTATACTGATACAGCGCTGTCATAGTTAAACCAAAACTCAACAGTAAAATCACCTGTTCCAAACTCAAATTGATCTTGTAACGGAATGTCTATGTAGTCCCCATTTCCATCAAAAATAATTGATGAGCTTAAATACTTCGTCTGAGTAGTAGATGACTTTACATCTCCATTTAGTGTTAACGTCTTTGCTGTCTGAGACTTATCAATAATGCCTGCATTGGTACCGTTGATTAATAACTCAGTGCCACTGATTGCTGTTAGTGGTGATGTGGGTGGAGTGAAGTTGCCGTTATAGACATATCCTCCTCTTACGTACCTAAAGTCAGTAATGTGACCAGAAAACGCTCCATAATGCTGACTCTCTCCAATGCGGAAATTTGTGTCAGACATATTACTAAAGTCTGTTGTAGTTCCGAAAGAAGTTCCGTTGACATACAGAGTTGTTGTTGATCCAACTTTTTCAACACACAAATGAGTCCACTGATTCAAATACGACAGTCCAGACGCAGTAACCTTTGCGCTGTTTGAATATATCCGAATTGTTGAGGAGTCTAGTACAGTCAAAGTAAAGCCGCTTGCGTTGTTATTACTGTCCCGTGTTTCGAAAACAGCATCGTCGGATGCTTGCGGAACATTTATCCAGCACTCATAACAAAAGTCACCAGTACCTGGGGCAGTGGGCAAAGCGGTTAAGTAATCCCCAGTTCCATCAAAATACATCGACCCACCATTGCCAGCAGCAGAATATGTACTGTAGTCGTATGGCGAAAATGGTTCTGTTTTGGTGTTGCCGTTTACAGTAATAGAGTGACCGTTTGTTGAACCATCGGCAAAGTATGGTAGGTGGCAAGTAAGTAGGCTAGTATTTGTTATAGCTGTTAAGCGTTCTGTTGGTGGTGTAAATGCGGAGGTGTAAACGGCTGTACCTAATACAATTCTAAAATCAGCTATGTAGCCATCTATTGTAGCAGATGCGCCGTCGTTGGAGCTCCCACCTATATCAAAAGCGCTAGCAATAGATAGATTAGCACTTTGCGTTTTACTCGCAACTTCAACACCATCAACATAAACTTTTAGTGTGCTTCCATTTCGTACTTGTGCAAAATGATGCCAAGTATTTACTGACATTTGTTGTGTAGTAGTTGTAGTTGTTCCGTTACTTCTAAAGAACAAATATCCACTACTGTTAATAGTCATAAAATCATCAATTGGTGATGCAGCCGATCTTGCATCGAAGATGAATTTTTCGTTAGCAAAAGTTTTACTATACACCCAACATTCAATAGTATAGTCGCCGGTCCCTCTAGCGGCCGCGGCTTGAGGAACTTGTAGATAATCCCCAGACCCATCAAAGTAAGTTGAATATCCACCATGTCGATAAGGACTAAAAGTATTTTGTGTAACATTTCCGGCTGCCGTAATTGTATGACTATTAGTACTTGAATCTACAAAAGTATTATTGACTTGGTTGTTAGTACCCACAGATGTAATCAAAGCAGTTGTGTAGTTACTATTATTAACAGCGAATGCCAAGGTAAACGAGCTATTCGCTCCAGCAATGTTTACACCATCACTTGCTGTAAACGTAGTAGTGAATGTGCCAGCAAGTGCAGTGTTAGTAGTAGGAGTGAATGTGAATATGTTGTTTGATTGAGTTACCGTTGCAATTGCGTTAGCACCCACACCAAGACCGGTATGTGAAGCTGTAAAGCTAATAGGCAGACCTTCTGGATCTGATGCTACTAGAGTGACAACCGTATTAGAACCATCTGTGTTTAACGAATAGAATGAACTAGCACCACTTATACTTGGGCTAGTATTAATTAATGCAATGTTGTACCAACCGGTACCGTTCCAAATGTATAACCTGTTTGTTCCAGATACAAAGGCTAACTTACCAGTTGTCTGACCAGACATTGGAAGATCAGACAAAGCAGAATAAGTAGTAACACCAATCGATGAACTATTGGCAACCTCCAAATAATTGTCTAAGGTCGACTGTGTAGTATCGTTACCAGCAATATCTTTCCACACACCTTTAGATGCGTTGTAGCTGTACGTCTTAGTACCTACTGTTACTGTATCGCCGTCTGATGGACTGTTTGGAAAATTGATAGCCATTGTTAATTCCCGAATGAAATACTACCGTTGCTTGTCCACGTGTATATTGTAAATCCCGGTCTTGCAGTAGTGTTGGCAGTATATGTACCGGTCAGCGAGGATGGTGTACTTGTAGTTGCAATGATGCATACTCCAGACGCACCATCATATGCAGGAGGAGTAGTGCTGTACAAACCACCGGCACCTCCAGCACCATAACTAGATGCTGTTCCATTTACGTAGCTTCCTGGCGATGTGTTGTAACCATATCCAGGACCTCCTGGGGAATAATATACGCTTGATCCTGTTATAGATGACGCCTTTCCAGCACCACCATCACCAGCTACGTTTGGACCACCCGATGCATTACCACCTGCACCTCCAGCACCACCACCGCCGCCACCACCTGCATTACTGTACGAAGATCCACCAGCGTTACCAAAACCTTTTCCACCATAACTTGCTTGTAATGAAGCACCTTCTTGGCCAGTAGTAGCTCTACCAGCACCACCGCCAGAACCACCGTCGCCAGTTCCATCGGGTCCTGGATATGGACCACCACCACCGCCTCCCATAGCGTTATAAATTATAGTTCCGTTGGCATATGCAAATGTAGTATTACCTCCAGGGTTACCGCGATCACCCTGCCCTTGTTCAGCTGCACCTCCCGCTCCAACAGTTATGTTGTATGTAACTGCAGAGTAGATGAAATTTTCATCTATAACAAGACCGCCAGCACCACCGCCGCCACCGGCGTTATCATTACCTCCACCACCGCCACCGGCTAACAGCATCTCTATATAAAAACCTAATGAAAAATCAACTAGCCTGGTAGTAGTTCTTACTCCATCCGACGCACTAAGTCTAGCTCTGAAATTTCCGGCGGCCGCCGTGTTACTAGTTGGTGTAAATGTGTATACGCCATTGCTATGATTTATTGTTGGTGCTTGTAATAACTGACTTGGCAATGTACTGCCAGCATTTTTATAAGCTATTCCATAAGTAACATCAAAACCTTCAGGATCTGTAGCTAACATTGTTATCGTGGTGTTAGCGCCTGTTGGAGAAAGTGTATGTGTTGAAGGTGGTTCTGTAATAATTACTGGACTTTCATCTACACCATGTGCAATCTTATCCCATTGACTACCATTCCATACAAATAGGTCACCGGTAGAGTTTGAGAATGCTAGGGCACCGTTAGCGTTACCGCTACTTGGAAAGACAGTGTTAGAAGAATATGTTGTAACTGTGGAACCACTACTAGCGTTGGCTACCTGCAAGTAATTGTCTAACGCACTCGCTGTAACGTATCCAGTAGTAGCATCCCACCGACTCTTAGCAGAATTATATGTGTACGTAATCCCAGTATTGGTCGTTAGCGTTTGACCGTTTGATGGACTGTTTGGAAAGTTTACCGTAGACATAATTTAGCCTTGCAATGCCGCTGTAGGTGGTGTAAAGTTTGCTGTGTATCGAGCGAGGCCTTTGGTGATGCGAAGGTCTGACATATATCCTTGCCAATTTCGGCCATAATTTTGATCAGCCCCAATATAAATGTCCCCAGCTATATTTGTAATACTGCCTGCCCATGAACCAGTACCTCTTGAAGTTCCATCTATGTAACAAACAAAAGAACTTCCATTTCTTACTACGGCGACATGGTGCCAAGAGTCGTCCCGAATACTTGCACCAGAAGTCGTAACTAAACTAGCCCCTGTAGAATAATCGCCTACATAAACCCCCACTTGACCCCCGCTTGCAGTGGTATTCATTAAAATTGACCACATCCCGCTTCCAAAAGCGGTCGGAGTTCTCGAAAGCAATGTTGCATACTGTGTAGCAATCGTAGTTTTTACCCACAACTCTATAGTAAAATCTCCCCCGCCAAACTCTCTAGCATCAGAATCAGAGAGCGTGATGTAATCCCCCGTCCCATCAAAATACATCGACGATGACAGATATTTCGTTTGAGTCGTAGACGACTTAACGTCGCCGTTTAGGGTTATCGTTTTGACAGACTGTGACTTATCAATGATGCCAGCGTTCGTTCCACTGAGAAGCAAAGATGTGTTAGTGACTGCAGTTAATGGGGCTGTAGGCGGAGTGAAAGCAGAGGTGTAGACTGCGGTGCCACTAACCACCCTTACATCTGCGATATGACCCGAGTACAAATAATGCACCCCAAGATATACGTTGGTGCCAATAGTCGCATAACCTGTTGAGAAGTTTGCAGTGCTAGTACCTGAACCTGATGCCAGACCATTTACATAAATCGTCATGTTGTTAGTGCCTGTGCCGCTTCTAACAAGCGCGCAATGATTCCACTGACCGACCTTCACTGCCCCAGACGTAGAGTTAAAAATAGACGATGCCGCAGTTTGTACGGCGAGCGTTGTGGCGTCAGTCCCTAAATTACTAAATCGAAGAGCATTACTATCGCCAGCGCCGTCGCTGGTGTTTGAGTAAATTCCTGCGTAGTTAGCAGCCGATGCAGATGGAGGGTAAATCCAGCATTCAAATGTAAAGTCGCCACTACCTAAAGCTAGACTTGCACTCGTACCAGAGGTTAAATAATCCCCAGTACCATCAAAATACATCGACCCGCCACGATTACCAGATGAGTATCCTTGATAATCGTATGGAGCAAGTGGTTCCGTCTTGGTGTTGCCGTTTACTGTTGGAGATAGAGAGTTAGCACCGCCGTCTGCTATGTAAGGTAAATGACACGTAAGTAATGTTGTGGAATATCCTGTACCTGAAACTGCTGTTAAAGGCTCAGTTGGTACATTAAAACCTGACGAAGAATAAAACGCTGTACCCTTTATAATACGGACATCACGAACATTGCCTGTGAAATACGCCGTACCTCCTCTATTCACGCCAATTTCGATTTTGTCATTGGTAAAATTAGTACTTACAGCTGCAGTACCTAAAGAAACTCCATCTAAAAAGCCTTGTAAAGTACCCGAATCTCTTTGGTAGACTACGTGATGCCATTGTTGATCATTCAAGGAGGCGGGTAAAACTCTTGACGCGTCAGTTGCATCTCTCATAAATCGAAGAGTGCTTCCGTCACTATTAAAACAAATTTGATAGCCAGGAGTAGTATCATGTCCCACTACTGTATCATTTTTAGATTGAGTTCCGTCTCTTCTAACCCAAAATTCTACTGTAAAATCATCAGTACCTTCTGCTAATGATGCATCTTGATATCTGATATAATCCCCAGACCCATCAAAATAAGTAGAATACCCACCATGTCGATATGGACTGAAAGTATTTTGAGTTACATTTCCTGCTGCAGTAATAGTGTGACTGTTAGTACTCGAATCTACAAAGTCATTATTGTCAGCGTTGTTACCACCAACTGATGTAATTAGAGCATTAGTTAAATGGCTGTTGTTAACAATAAACGCTAATGTAAACGAACTATTGGCAACGGCTACGTTGACCCCATCACTTGCTGTAAATGTGCTTGTAAATGTACCAGCTAATGCTGTGTTAGTGCTAGGAGTAAATGTAAAAATATTATTAGACTGAGTAACAGTAGCGATAGCATTTGCACCAACACCAAGACCAGAGTGACTTACCGTAAAGCTAATAGGTAACCCTTCCGGATCAGTAGATGCTAGAGTGACTACAGTATTAGAACCATCAATGTTTAAATTATATGTTGGATTGGCACCACTGATACTTGGATCAGTATTGATCAATGCAATGTTGTACCAACCAGTACCAGTCCACATATACAGTCGGTTAGTACCAGATACGAACGCTTGGGTGCCTGTTGCAATTCCAGACAGAGGTAGATCTGAAACAGCAGTGTAAACATCTGTTCCAGTTACTTCATATCTTATGTCAGAATAATTAGCCATATTATCTTTCTGTTAGTACCCAACCTTGAGTCGCGTTATAATACACTAACCCAAATGCTGCTCTATTTACGTCGATCACCATGTCCGCTGCAGATCCTTGAATCTTATGTCCGTTACGTCCAATAGTAATGTTGTTGGTTGCTGCATTACCAGTTCCATCTATTATTCGAATCTGATCACCAATAGATGCCGAAGCAGGTAATGTAATGGTTAACGCTGATGAAGTATCTAAGATGTACTTCTCGCCAGCTGTAATAGTTGTGTTGGATGTTCTTTCTACCCAGTTTACGTTAACTGCATCGCCAGTATCCTCATTACCAGCAAGTGAGTTTATCTCAACCCACTGACTTGAGTTACCATCGTTATAGTATATGTATATCTTTAGTACTGATGTATCAAACCAAAGATCGCCAGCGTTGGGCGATGATGGAGCCGAGGCAGATAACGCTACTGGAGATGGTACACCTGATGGACTTGACTTAACCCATTGGTTAGAAGATCCATCAGCGTAATACACATACAGAATAAGGTCTTCAGAATCAAACCAAAGATCACCAGCTGAAGGACTACTTGGTGCGCTATCTGATACAGTTACAGAAGCACCTACGCCACCGCCACCACCCTGAGTAGCATTAGCTGGAGTAAACGTAAACGAACCATTTGCGCTAGTGTATATTAATGAACCATTTCCACTAGGAGCAGTTGTAATTACATCAAACGCAGTTAAGGATACTGCGTTGGCTACCTGCACGTATTGGTCTAATTGCGGTTGAAGATTAGCAACTTGCAATCTATCTTGTATCAAAGACAGCAGAGCATTGTTAGCTGCAGTAGCATCTGCTTTAGTCTGGAAGCTAGATGTGTCTGTTGATGTCTGTGATAAAACATAGATCGTTCCATTCATTGATGAATGGACACTACAATTATAATGAAGAGTATCTGGTGCATTCATTGGCACCGTGAACACTACATTACCGACCGCGGCACCATTGTTTATTACGCCATTGGCAAAAGCATTACCAGTGCCAGTAGAGTTAGTTGTGTTAATATAGAATGGATGACCACTGGCGTTTACGTTAAACGTATACTTTTCACCACGAGACAAATACAACGTAGGGTTGCTGTTAGCCTGAGATGCATCTGCACCAGTACCAACGCCATAGAACTTATATGCGCTAGAGCCATCATTGGTAACAGTAAATACTTTCTCGTTTGCAAAAGCATAACTCGCTACATTAGCTACCTGTAGGTAGGCATCTAATGAACTAGTAGATGCAAAGCTCGTACTGTTAGCTACTTGAAGATAACCATCTAATGTCGATTGGGTAACAAAGTTAGCATTAGCTACTTGCAAGTACGCATCAAGATCACTTGTAGATGCAAAGCTCGTACTGTTAGCTACTTGCAGGTATGCGTCTAGTGAACTAGTAGATGCAAAGCTAGTGCTGTTGGCTACTTGCAGGTATGCGTCTAGTGAACTAGTAGTAGCAAACGAAGTGCTATTGGCAACTTGAAGATAACCATCTAATGTCGATTGGGTAACAAAGTTAGCATTGGCTACTTGTAAGTATGCGTCTAGTGAACTAGTAGATGCAAAAGATAGGCTGTTAGCTACTTGTAGATATCCATCTAGTGAACCGGTGGTAGCAAAAGAAGTACTGTTAGCTACTTGTAGATATCCATCAAGCTGTGGCTGTAAGTTAGCAACCTCGAGGTAGTCGTTAAGTAAACTAGTAGATGACGTCCACACGCCTTTTGTCGCATTGTACGTGTAGGTAACACCTGAATATGTTACCTGATCGCCGTCCGATGGACTACTTGGAAAGTTGATTGCCATCTAGTATTTACCTACTATGAGAAAGTGATGGTACCATCACTAGTAAACGTATACACTTTAAATGCACCTACAGTAGCTACGGAACCGCCTCCGGTGAAAGATGCTGATACTGATGAAGCTGCTCTAATTATAACAATGCCACTACCACCTGCACCAGATGCCGCGCCTTGGCCAGTACCACCTCCACCACCACCAGTGTTATTTGTTCCAGCAGTAGCTGAGCCATATCGGTATCCACCCGTTCCACCACCGCCGACACCACCGGCCTTTCCAGCGGCATTATAACCGCCACCACCACCGCCACCAGCGTACGCTGTATTTGATCCGGAAATGTTGTAGTAAAGACCATCACCTCCTTCACTCACCGTTGAGGTGTTATAAGACCAACCATCTTCACCGGCGCCGCCACCACCGCCGCCCCAGCCACTTCCGTTATACGATCCTGTACCACCTTCATTACCTTGAGACGGTCCAGGATATCGCACTGCTTCCCAAGTCGTGTTAGCGCCCCCAACGCCATTGACTGCACCGGTGTTATCATATCCAGTACCACCACCACCTGAACCACCATCACGGCCAGGATTGTTGGCGCCGCCACCGCCACCGCCACCACCGCCTAATGCAAGTATGGTACCAGCTGCGTAGCTCGCATCAATGATAGAGGAGTTAGCTCCATTGTTGCCAGCATTGTCTCCAGATGTTGGAGTCGATGCTCCTCCAGCGCCAACTTTGATTTGAATAGTATAGTTGGAAGCTAAAGAGGTGGATCCATATAGTAAACCACCGGCACCACCACCACCGCCAGATACACCACTACCACCACTACCACCGCCACCTACTACCAAATATGTAACAGGTAACGCGAAGGCTAAAGTAAAATCTACTAACCTAGTAGTAATACGAGCGCCATCTGAAGCACTAAGTCTAGCTCTAAATCCTCCAGCATGATCTGTATTGCTAGATGGTATAAACGTATATTGTCCATTGCTTTGATTAATTACTGGAGCTTGAAGTAGTTGTGAGGGTAAGGTGCTGCCTGCATTTTTGTATGCAATACCGTATGTTATATCAAATCCTTCAGGGTCCGTAGCAAGCATTGTAACAGTGCTGTTACTACCGTTTCCATCCAAGGTAACGGATGAAGGTGGTTCTGTAAGAATTACTGGACTTTCGTCTACACCAGCTGCTATTCTATCCCATTCTGAACCATCCCACAAGTACAGTGTGCTTGTGTTATTGGCAAATGCAAAATCTCCTCTGGTGTTACCAGTAGTTGGAAATGCTGAG